CTGGGTTATTTGTGTTAATTTGTGATATTGAAGGGCGGTTAGCCCCAAGAGATTTAGATATAGATGGTTTAGATCATTCAAAACTACAAATTATTAGTTCGTCTGCTACAAATATGTTATCGGACGAAAGTTTTTTGGGTGCAGCTAGAGAAGTAATTTTTTCGATACCAAAGTCTTTTATTATATTAGATTCAATAAGTCAGTTATTAAGTAACGCTCGTCGTGATAATAATTTATCAGATAAGTTTAGGGCACCCGAGGCGATGGTTTTAGCTGCCTTTTTTAGACAAATTACACCAATACTTAATAAGCAAAATAGTTATGTTGTTGCTATTACACACCAAATTGCCAATCTTGGTAACAGTCAAGCCATTTGGGCGGAATCGGGCGGTACAAAGGTTCAGTATTGTCTCTCCACGAAAATTAAGGGGATTTCTAGCGAAGCCTTTCCAAAGAATGATAAACCACTAGGACTCAAGATTAAATGGCAGGTAATGGCGTCTCCGCTCGGACCTCCTGGTATTATAACGGAATCATTCCTGCGGTTTGGACATGGGCTTGACAAAGTTTTAGAGATACTAGATTTGGGATTGAACGTAGGTGTCATTCAGGCTAGCGGTAGCTGGTATGTGTATGACGACATTAAAGCCCAGGGGCAAGAAAAATTCAGAACGGCACTTATTGAAAGCGGTAGGGTTGACGAATTACATAGTAAAATAAAAGAAATTCTATTATAATGCAAGTTATAGATTTTGATGGTGTAGCCTATAAATTCCCCCCACTGGGACATACTAGCGATAAATATGTAAACAAACACAAGTCGGAATTACACACAAAATGCCGCACACTCCTACAAACCATTTTCCCCGCCCGAGTCTTTTTGGAAGAGGTTCCGATACCGGGTCTGAAATTGTACGTTGATTTTTTCCTAATTTTCAGTAGTACAGTAATAGAAGTTCAGGGGCGGCAACATCTTGAGTACACCCCTCACTTTCACGCTAACAAACTTGAATTTTATAGGGCTAGGCAGAGAGACGAATTGAAGCGCCGCTGGTGTGAGTTAAATAACATCGGAATGGTCGAACTATTATATAATGAAGATATTAGTGTTTGGAAGTCTAAAATATTGGGATCGTGATGGATGAAATTATAATTTGCAAGCGTGAAGGTAAATTTGTAGTTGAATGTTATAATGGTGGTAAAAAGGTAGCTGAAAAATCGTTCTTTGAAGTTGATTTTGATAATTATGAAGTTATTAATTTTAAGGGGTTTACTGCTGAATTACCGTTAACGGTTTGGCATTACAAATATTAGGGGTATTAATAAATTATGAGCCTAGAAGATCGTCTACTAGAATTAGAGAATATACGAGCCGCCCTATTTGCGCAGTTAGGTATTGGTGAGTTAAAGCCCAAATCAGAGGTTCAAAAATATTTAACTTTAGGCGAGTCTGAGTTAAAAGCAATAACCCCAGAGTCGTGTGTTATAGGAGCGCACTTATTAGCGTCAGAATCTACCTACATACAAACCCAAATAAACCGCCACCAAAGAATATATAATTGGGCGAACCGCAACCTATCTCAAATAATAGCCAAAGTAGTAGACAATTACGGCACCCAATACACGCCATACGAGATAAAAAAGGCACGAGCTATAAACGATGATATGGCACTGCATAAATTTGCACAATTAGCGTCCGACACTGAACTCGTGTTAGACTCTTTAGCTTTCATACCTCAAAATTTGAAATTTCAGGCTCAAACATTACTATCACTAGCACAGTCTAAGCAGAGGCAATAATAATGAACAAAGAACAAATACGAGACAGTCTATATGAATTAGCAAAACATTTTGCTATAGAAATAAATTTTACAGACAGTTTCGATATAAAAGACGAAAGACTTATTTATATAAATGGGTGGGTAACATCTAGTGAATTATTTTCTTTGGCTAAAAAATTAGAGGAATTAGAATTAGAACAAACTATACTGGTAAGTAATAATGAGTAAATATATCGAAATGAATTTAGTTAAAGTGGACGACAATGGTAGTGTTAATTATTATGCCGTATTTGATAAAACTTTTGACGGTATGATGATGACTAAATCCGCACTATCATATACCGATGATGAAAAAGTGCGGAATATAAAAATGCAATATATTGGTAATGTTTTGGTTGAACAAGCTATATTTGGAGACGATGATGAGTAAGAAAAAGCACATACAAAACATTAAAGACATAGCAGAAGATTATAATATATATGTTGGTTTTGGTCCGTATAAGGAACTTTTTATTAGTGGATGGTGTACGTCTTTTGAATTACAAATTATATGTGATGAATTACTCCAGTTAGAACAAATTATGCAGGAGAAACAATAATGAAATTACCAGATGTTTTAGAACAAGCCATTTTAACCACAAATTGGCAACTAGTAAGCGATGTTTTATTTGCGGTTAATGGTAAGCGTGTTTTGCCCCCAAAGCCTAAGAGCGAAGCTGAAGAATTAGCCGATTTAGACATCCCCAATACTATAGTAGAGGTGGAAGACGATGATGAAGACGACAGTGTTCTTCCCATTAGGCGCGCCCCCATGAAGAAAAAACGTGGTAGGAATAGTTTTGTTGATGATTTCTCCCTTGCTACTAAAGACCTAACGGAAAACGACCCCCAATTAGTCAAGATGTACAAACCAGTTCCATCCGAACGTCGCCCAGAGACTCAATTGTTAGAATTACAATGTACACAATGTCATCAGACCGTCCAAGTTCCACCATCCCTTGCTTCTAGTCGCTCATTCGACCCCTCCAACGAAAACGATGAGAGGGCGTTATTTAGGTGCGATAAGTGCTCTAAATTAGGTGGTGGTAAAAAGTAATATGGACAAACTAAGTGACGTTAGCGCTGAAGGCGCGGTGTTAGCTGGTACTTTTAAGTATGGGTCTGACATATATTACGACATTTGTGATGTACTACAACCAGACACCTTCACCGACGAAACGAACGTAGTTCTGTGGAAATGTTTTGTATACCTATTGGACGAACAGAAGTTAGAGAGATTAGATCAAGCCTCTGTAATGACGACATTGTCTAGTTTGGGCTATCAGTGGGTAGTGGACCGCGATATCAACCATTTGCGTAGCGTATTCCAACGTGATATATTGGCGGAAAATGTCAAAAGACTTGCTATTAGAATACGCAAATTACATATTACGAGATTGCTATTATCACAAGTTAGGGGAGTTAGTAAAGAGTTAGAATTAGTCACTGGTGAAGAAAGCATTGAAGACATATTAAATATTCCAGAGTTAGTAGTGTTTTCCTTTAATCAGGAATTATATGGTAATATAAGTAATGAACCAATAAAAATTGGCGATAAAGCTAAAGATTATATAGAATATGTGGTAAACAACCCAGTGCCGATGGTCGGCTTAGATATAGGATTACCTAAATATAACTATGCTATCGGAAAAAGTATGCTATGTGCCAATGTAGCTATAAACGTGGCATTAAAAGGAACTCCAGTTTTAATCGTTGACACGGAAATGTCGTATGTAGACATCTTACCAAGAATGTTGGCTAATCTTACATTTGATTGTCCCATGCGGGCTACAATTACGGAAATCGAGCAAGGGTCATTTACTGATCTTCCTGCTAAAAATAAATCTGTTAATGAAGCCTCTGCTAAACTACAAGAACTGCCAATTAAGTTTATGTCTGTAGTAGGACAATCGTTTCAAAATGTTCTTAGTATTATTAGAAGGTGGATTTATAAAGAGGTTGGATTTACCAACGGTATTACTAATCAGTGTTTAATTATATATGATTATTTTCACCTGACGGATACTGAGAAATTAGATAGTGGAGTTCAAGAACACCAACTTCTAGGATATTACATTGATAAATTACATATTTTAGCTGCTAAATATAGTGTACCGATATTCTGTACTACTCAATTGAATAGGGATGGTATTAAAGAATTACATGGCGGGATTATAGCGTCTAGTGATCGTATCCTGAATACAGTACAGTCGTTTAGTGTTTTAAGAATGAAGAGTGATGATGAATTAGCACTAGAGGATAAAGATAGCGATGGAGCGTACACGAGTGGTAATGCACAAATTGTTATATTAAAAAGTAGATATTCGGATGGATGTGACGGTAAAATAAGTATACAAAAATATGGTAAATATGGGAAAATAGTGGAGGTATAATAATGTATGCGTAAAAGACGCAATTCCATTGCTGAAAATACTGAAATGATGAAGTTTTGGGATAATGAATTGAATACAAAAAACCCAAACACGGTATTACAATGTAGTAATCTAAAGATGAATTGGAAATGTGAACTAGGACACCGTTGGGTCAGTCCACCATCAAGCGTGTTCAGTGGGCATTACTGCCCATATTGTTCAAATCAAAAGGTTTTAATTGGATTCAATGATTTATCTACTACACATCCACATTTAGCTGAATTGTTTTCGAGAGACAGCAAATTACGACCAGAAGACGTAACACATGGAAGTAATAAGTTTATAATATGTGTCTGTGAAAATGGACACGAATATAAAACAACACCGAATAGTTTAACACAAGGCAGAAGATGTGGTGTTTGTACTGGTAAACAAATTATCATTGGCGTTAATGACTTGACTACGACTTATCCCGAATTATGCAAAGAATGGTCTTCTAAAAATAAATTTGGTCCAGAAACAGTAACAGCGGGGTCAAATAAGAAAGTTATATGGGAAGATGAATTTGGGCATGAGTGGATATCAATCGTATTAAATAGGATCAATGGTAGATCGTGCCCAAAGTGTTCTTGTAGTAAAATGGAAAAAATTACATATAGTTTACTAGATGCTAAATCAGCGGAATATATATTTCAACATAAGTTTTCAGATTGTAAAGATCAAGCTTTATTAGTATTCGATTTTTATCTTCCAAAATATAACTGTTGTATTGAATGTCAAGGTATTCAGCATTACGAGGATGAGTTTGTCAAAAAATTTAATCAAACAACTTACTACAGTGAAAAATTATCTAATATTAGAAGGAAATATAACATCAAAAGAGAATATTGTGTAAAAAATGGAATCAAACTTATAGAAATAAAATATACAGAAATTAACAATATCGAAGAAATATTAAAAAGAGAGATTGGAATTTAATATGGACATTAAACTGTGGCAGGGCGACTGTTTGGTACAAATGAAAAAAATACCAGATAAAAGTATTAACTTAATCCTAACAGACATTCCTTACAACGAAGTAAATAGAAAATCTAATGGGCTACGCAATTTAGACAAAGGTGCGGCTGACGTTTTAACATTTAACTTACATGATTTTTTAGTACAGTGCAACAGGGTTTGTAGCGGCACTATATATATATTTTGTGGAACAGAGCAAGTAAGTGAGATTAGAAAAACGCTAGCGCAATTTGGATTATCTACTCGACATTGCGTGTGGGAAAAAATTTCGCCTTCGCCAATGAATGGACAATATATTTGGTTATCATCTATCGAGAATTGTATATTTGCTAAAAACAAGGGGGCAACATTCAACGAGCATTGTAAAAGTAGTGTGTGGAGATTTTCTAGTAGTAGGAATAAACAACACCCTACAGAAAAACCAATTAAATTATTTGAGTATTTAGTTAGTACATCTAGTAATAGTGGTGATTTAGTTTTAGACCCATGTATGGGTGGAGGTACTAGTGGGGTAGCTTGCAAAAAATTAGGCAGGAGGTTTATAGGGGTTGAACTAGATCAAGCATACTTTGATGCCGCAAAACAAAGAATAGACAACACACAATACAATAACGGGAATTGACTTTTAGTTAAATTAGGATGGGAATTAAATAATGTGGATTACTTCCAGGAAAGACTTAACGAATTAAACGAATTATGTTGTGATAGAATTGATGATTTGCTTATTAGGTTGGGAGTAGAGTATAAAAGAATAGGTAGAAGAATAGTAGGATGTTGCCCACTTCATAATAGTGATAATAATTCTGGATGGAATTTATATGACTCAGGCAATAGTCGTCGCGGGAACTATGTATGCTATTCCGCGCAATGTGAAAAAAAGTTCGGAAATAACATAATAGGATTAACTAGGGGTATTTTAACAAGAAAAAGTCGAGGCGATATATCATTTAATACGTCGGTATTATATCTGTGTGAATTTCTCGGCTATAAATCCCTACAGGAAATTCCCCTACCAGATAAACAAACATTAAAACGACGAAAAGATGACTCTATATATACAAGGTTAAATGTGGTGCCAGAACATGAAGTCAAGGGGTGGGCGAGGTCACAAATACGCTCCAAGTTAGAAATTCCAGCCCCCTATTATCTAGCGCGGGGATATAGCAGGGAAATCCTAGATAAGTATGATATTGGGTATTCCGCGAAATTGAATAAAGTTATCGTGCCGTGTTATGATAATGATTACAAAAGGTGTATCGGTTGGATGGAGCGGGCGATAGATGGTGGCCTACCAAAATGGAAGTGTTCGGACGGATTTGAGAAAAGTAATTATTTGTATAACTATTGGTTCGCCCGTGAGAGACTTTATAGTAAATCTAATAGAGAGGACACCATTGTCATCGTGGAAGGAATAGGGGATGTTTTACGACTAGAGCAGTGTGGAATACATAATAGTATTGCATTACTTGGTATAAATCTTAGTAATTGTCAACAATCTATAATTGAAATGAGTAGGGCTCTGAATTTAATTATGCTTTTAGATAATGACGCGGCTGGAATTATTGCGTCTGAGCAAATAAAGAAAAAACTTGGAAGACAATTTAGATTATATTTTTTGAATGAGAAAATACAAGGTGGTAAAGACATAGGTGAGTGCTTAAATACAGACGAGATCACAAATGAAATTAAACAAATTA